CATATCGCTTCTTAAGAAGTTTACGATTTCCGTTTGTATCCTCAAGAGTTATACAATTACCCATAGCAAAAGACATTAGCTCTTCATCAAATCCAAGCATATGTTCTTCTGATAGAGTTTTTAACTCTCCAAGAGGAACCGATTCAGTTTTTGCTCCTTGAACAACTTTTTCAATTCCATATTCCCCATTTTCGCGAACCCAACGCTCAACAAATTCTCTAGCATTATAAGGATCATAACCGAAACATCTGACATCATACTTTTGATCCGTTATAAACTGTTCGAGATCTTCATATACTTCAATCATGTCAAGAACAGTACACTCTAAAACTTGTAGACTTCCTTCTCTAAGAAAATCCTCATATTTTCCTCGCATTGCACCAGGAAGTTTCTTAAGGGTTAAAGAAGAAATATAGCAACGGGTTTTAACTCCAAAACTGCCTGTTGGTAAAGGAAATAAAAAAGTGAAAGCGCAGAAATCATCACCTTGCGAAAGATCGGCTCCGAGTGCGCATGGAAGATCCCAAAAATCTCGTTTTCGATGAGGTCTTGTTTCATCATAAGTAAAGAAGTAAGTATAACCTTCCATTGGAATTCCAAACCGTTTTGCTAAAATATCATTACGTGAAGCTGGGGCATTCTCTGCTCTCTCAACATCTAATTGATAAACTTCATAAGTGACTGTCGTTCCTAAATTAGGATTCGCCTTTAGCCATTTCGAAGGATCAGAAACTTCTTTAATATCATCCAGACGATAATACCAAATAGAAACATGAGGATTAATATAGATACCTTTAAGGATATCCATTAACTCCATTTTTATGGTATCGCCGCTACTATTTCGAATAGTTCCTTCTGAACTTACAGCGACAATTAAATAATCATCGAGTTTAGATGCTCCCTGTTCGAGTGCTCCAACAACATCTTCACGAATATCACCAGAAAGCCACTCATCAACTGTCGCTATCTTTGTTCTTAAACCTTGAAGTTTATCAATAGACATAGGACGAATTTCAATTATCGAACCGGTAAGAAAATTCTCGATCCCTTTTTTTGTTGACGCCAATTTAACTCGATTAGCTTTAGAACCTGTCGTATTTTGAAGTGTTCCCTCTGTCATAAATTTGAAAAGAGGTCCTCGGGAACGAGTTATTGAAGTTCTTATGGGAGAAAGAACTTCTTCCGCTTGCTTCATAGTTGGAGCTGTTGTGACTTGATGCGTAGTTGCTGTATCCACAGTCAAAAAGTAATTTTGAATTACAGAAGCATACATAGACTTTGCTGCTCCGCGAGCAACTATTAAATATTGTTTATTAATCAAACGTTTTTTAATCTTTCGTCTAACATAACGACCAAGACGACCTTTTTCTCCTGGTTCGTAAATACTTCTTTCAACAAAATAAAACCATCCAAATATTTGTTCTCCCCAAAGTTTAAATGTATCTAGGAGAATCAAATCACTACCATCAGTCAACGTAAGTTCACTATTACAAAAACTAATCCAACCCTCAACTGCCTGATCGTCATAATATACACCAGGATTAGTAATCAACGAATCTATCCGATTCATCTCCATCGATATCTCTCTACAAACTGGAAGCTCGCCATTCAATACTCGATCTCGAAATTCTCCATAGTATTTAGGAACAGCGGTATTGGATAGACTCATAATCGCCTCTTAACCCGCAGTCTTCATATTCAGAACCGTAGAGATGATCAGATCAACTCCGCCTCTTAAAGCCATTGCCACATATGCCATTGCAACCGTTGTCGCCGCTCCAGCCAAAACAGTAGCAACAAATTTCTTTCCCGCATTAATATCTGATTTTGATAAATCTTTAACCGACTTTTCAAGTTGAAGACGCTTTGTTATGACTTGAAGTTCATCGTTTGACATCTCATGAAGTTTCTTTTTTCTTATAGTACTGGTTACCTTATGATCTTGAGATGGAACGGAAGTTATTTTTTTTCTTATCGATCCATCTTTAGCCATGCGTCGACCCCAATGCATTCCCATAACGCCAACATGCTGCATATAAACACTCATACTTCCTCCTCTTCCTCTTCTACCACCGCAGGAGGTCTTGGTTCTGCTTGGACGTTGAGTCGAAACTCTAATTCTGTAAGTTGACTCTCAATCGCATCGACAAGAAACCCATTTGATGGTGGATCAAAAACTAATTTGACTTTGAGATATATGTAGGTCTTTACTGCTCCTAGATTAGTCTCTGCGCCGAAAAAAGTTGTCCAAAGATCTGTTTTATCTGTTATTAATATTGGCTCGGTCGGTCCAACACCCAATTGAGCTAAAGTCATCAATACTGAGTTAATATGGACAACGAGATCCAAGTCGAAACTGACATCTGTTTCGGATAAACCAAACATCTTTTTTATTGTATTGAGAATACTAGGTGATATAGTATCTGCCATCTCAGTCTCCTTTTTGAAGGAATCGAGTTTCTATATAACCAGTTATCTCATCACGCCCAGTCATGCGAACAAAACTCCAAGGACTACCCTTTTCTCGGAAAAACAAAATGAATCTTGTTCCTTTTATAGCATTGGATATTACTGAAGAGGCTTTAGAAGGTTTAGAATATAAAGAAGTTGTACTAGAATTATAAACCTCATCGATTGCACGATCCTTAAAATTTGATTCGGAAACTATTGGATTTTGATTCAATAGTTTACTCGTATTATCTAACCCAATGGCTGAGACAGATTCGCTTGCTAAGGAATGGGTTATTATCTTCTCGGAAATTTTCTTTTTCCTCCCCCTAGGGACTTCGAAATTCTCATCATCGAAAGCCCCAATGGCAACACTACGTTTCTTTTTTGAAGCCATGATATTATCCTCCTATCTTAAAAGGTATGCCAAGGACTAGTATCTCCCCGGCGACGTATTACTGGAAGTTGAGGAAGATTCGATTTATCACCAAAATGAATAGCTTGATGGGTTCTGATCGTTGTCGATATTAAAAACTCTATATCCAGAATTGACGAATTTCCTTCTTTAAAATCTTCTAGCGAAATAGGATTCATATGATGAATAATAATTTTAGAACTTATCTCGTATCCAGGAATTCCTAAATCGCAAGCCGAATCTCGAAGAATAACTTGACGACGGATACCCAACCATTCTCTTGACGTATAGAATCTCTGGTTCAAATATCTTTCAAAGCCAAAGGTAGTAATACCAATACGCCCTCGGAGTCTCAGATACCCATATCGTTCCTCAAAAGTCTTCAAACTTTTAAGTTCCAAGTAAGTTCTAATCTTCATCGTCACTTAAACCCCCATCCTCTTTTCCAGCATAAATTTGCATTGCTTTCAAAGCTTTAGCATATAACTCTTCTACCCTTTTGGCAGATTTAAGAGCATCTGTTTTTGCTTCCAATAAAAGATTCTCTTTGTGCAGTTTCTCTTTTTCGAGATTCTCCATACTTGACCCAAGTTTTAAAAAATGCGTCATAACTTGAGAAGAAGCGGTTCCAGCACGAATCTGCCTTTCGGCTAGATCGATTGTCATGGTTATCAATTGGTGTTCTCGTCCCTCAACCGTAGTGGCCGGAGCTTGACGACGTTTTGCGCAAGATTTATTAGGAGTTTCCTTAACCGGAGGAGTCGTTTTATGACCTTTAGTTTTTACCATGTTTCGACCACCTCCAGTTTTATATAGTTTACCTCCACTTATATCCTAATTGAGGAAGTTTCTACTAAGCTTTTAGGTCAGATACCGAGAGTTCCTGACTAGATTCCATGAGCGAATTACGGAAGTTTTGGGTACTCCCATAATCCGAATCTAGCTCTTGAAAGGAGAAAGCGGATGACTAACCGTTTTTGTTTTGGATCCCTAGACATCTGACCTAAAAGCTTAGTAGAAACTAACCTCTAGAATTTTTATAAATATTTGAAAAATTAATTTAGGGGAATCCAGTATTGAATTTATCTAGCGAATAGTCAATACTCTCATCAACCCAGAATCGTAAATATAGGCCTTTTCCGTATGACCTAATCTTAGCATATATGCCGGTTTTGCAATGTGACCCTCGCCTATTGGGGCATCCCGAATCGGATTCAATCCTCTGTAAACACACCAGCACCTCATCCAATAATGCTCCGGCATATCATCCGGAACATCCCTCCCGGCAGGCCACATAGAAATGCAGGCAAAACGACCATTACTACTAAGACGCTCAACCAGATTTCCACCAAATACAATTGGATAGTGAAATATAGGATAGGTAGAATTACCCCACATCATTATTCTATCAGTACCGCGAACGGCCCAATTTACAAATAGAGGATCGTAATTATTCTTTTTCAAAATTGCATCCCATTGCTGACCGGTTACTTTAATACCTCCTCCATCCGACGCGGAAGACGGAAGTGTATAGGCTCGTGAATAGACATCAAATGAGCCGGTATTAGGAGGAACTGGATAATCATCCGGGCGTGCAGGAAAAACGATACCATCATGTTCAGCGGGAAATGGATGTAGTGTCCAATATAACTTTCCTTCACCCACCACTGGTGGTAGCGGGGGAATAGTTCCATCATCTATATATTTGCAAGAAGAAATAGGAAGCCACCAGGGGATTGGCTTACCTAATGCATTTAGCTTCTTTATTGCTAGCCAACCAGGTAAACTCTTATATTCCTCAAACAAAGTTCCAACTTGAACTTTACCCAAAGGAATATTACTGGTCGGACTTCTTTTAGCCCAGATATTTCGCAGGACTATATACGTAGTCATGATCTGCCTCCTAAACTAACTAATAAATCTAAACACGAAATAATCGTCACCCCAGCCAATAGCAATTCGATCAAAAGTAAGAATGAGTGGAGGATTTTGATCAGAAGATCCTATAGGACCTATTGTCGCATGGGGCTTAAAATCAGGAAAACTTCCAAAATCCCAGATGGTCAAAAGATTCTTAAATTCCAAAAGTCTTGGACCTTTGTTTAATCGGAGAACTTCAACTCTCTCGTCCTCTCCAAAAACCTCAATCCCGGTTACTTTCTCAGAAAAAACTTTTGTAACCAAAGCCAAGTCACTTACTTTTTTAGAGATCTCGTAAAAAACATCAGACTCAAGACTATCCACATCTTCTAAGTAAATAATGGTTACATGGGGTATTTTTATGTGGCACCAAGCGGTTTCTGTTGGAAATAGCGCTACCATTCCGGACGTCATTAAACCACCTCCTTATTTTATTACTGATTAAAATACTAAAACATCTCCCTAAAATGACCCCCGGAGCTTTTTTTAGG